GGCACAAGAGACGTGTTGTTGCTCAAAAGAACTATCTTAATTGCAAAATATTTAAATCCAGTGTATGTGTTACCATCAGCAGCTACATACTGTACTTCGTCATTTGGCCCAGTTAAAGATGCTGCAGGTATTTTGTATTCAAACTCTTTAAAATCTAGAGGATTCGATGAACTAGAATTTACAAGTGTAGAAGTTACAAGCTCTAGTTTAATATATGTAGCCTCACTAAAAGGCGTTCCATCTGATGCGTTAAGTAGTTTAGCATACACTTCAATTGTTGTACCGCTAGGTTTATAGCCAGTTACAAATACTTTTAAATCTTCTGCATCTTGACCTTCATCTAGAATTACTTGCTTAGAAATATATCTAGAAAGAGCATTTCCAGCATTTGTTGTTTCATTGGTAGAATCATTATTAACTTCATTGTGAACAATAACGCTTGAAGTTTTAAATAAATCAAAAGCAGGTGAAACTGAACTGTTGGTTGTTGAAACAGATGTGGTTACTACAAACGACTTAACATTAGATAAACTTGCATTTTCTGTTGAATTTGATCTAATAGCTGATTCAGCAGTTGTTTCTTGGTTATCATTTAACAAAAACTTAGCATCTGATGTTAATGAATTTGTAGAAGCATTTCTAATTCTAAACGTAGAACTCTCAGTAGTTACAGGAAATGTTATTAATGAAAGATTAGTATCAAAAAGATTCACTAATTTAGAATTAACAAAATCCACTGTTGCTCTAATGTTTGAGTTTGTTGTGTTTATAGCCTCATCGTAAATAATATATGCGTTAGATGTAACATTCTCAGCAGCCACTGTAGTTAATACTACTGCATTGTCATTAGTTATTGACTGTACTTTTCCTAGCCTTGTTCCAGTATTTGCACTGAATATTACAGCATTAGCATAAACTTCAGTGTTAAATAAAGAACCAGCACCAGTGACAACATTACTTGCTGTGTTGGCTGTAATATTACCAGCTCCTGTTACGTTTCCTTTAACAACAAACGTCCCAGACTTAAGAACTATTAGCTGATTGTTAATAGAATCATACGATTTAACTACACCAGAACCATTTGCAAATGTGACAGAATCTCCAGCATTAAACGTATTAGAAAGATTATTAATATTTAAATAATCGCTATCGTCGTTCTGTAAAACAATTGTTCCCGTTGTACCAGTATTAAAATTAGCCTGATACAGGTTAAATTTTATATCTTCAGATTGAACAGGAGTCCATGTTCTGTTGTTTGCAGATGTGAATAATAAGCCAACATAAGGCTGCTCTGAAACTCTATTAGTTGTGCCAAGTTGATTTTCTCCAAGTTCAGAAACCCATAAGTTGTAATCCGGATTATTTCCAGCTGGCAAAATTACAAAACAGTACTCAATACCTGGTTGTAAATAAACTGGAGACGAAAACGTAAAGATTGTAGGAGCAGATGCATCTTCTGAAACATTTACATCACTTGCGTCTAAAGTTATAGAACCAAATGGCAAAATCCTTTCAGTTGGAAAACCATTTAACACTTCTCTAATTTGAACTGTGATTGGTAGTGTGCTTGACTTTGTTCTAAAGAAAAGCTCTAATTTAGATAAGAATAAACCATAAGGATTGTTTTCTATAATAAATGTTTGAGCTATTGGGTCACCACCCCCACCACCCCCACCACCATCGCCACCACCAGCAGGAGTATCAGCAATAAAGTTTCTTACAGTAGCTTCTTGTACAAGTGTTCTATTTTCTGATATTGTATTGAATGAAAATCTTGGTTGCCGAGTAGAAAGAATAGTGGTTTCAATTGTTTGATTAATACCAAAAGCGTTAAACTGTTCAGTAGCAAATGTAGTAGTAACTCCAATTCTATTATCAACATCATCTACAAGTCTAAAAGCTTTTGAACCAACTCTAAATCTCAAAGAGTTTGAATTTGGAATAAAAAATTGTCCAGAAATTGAACCAATTGAATTAGTTACTAAAGCATCACCAAAATTTCCACCTGTTGGTCTACAAAACTCAGAAACCTTTTCGCTATCAAAAAATGCAAACACCCTTGTATTTGGCTTAAGTCTAGTTGCAGTAAAGTTTATTAATTGGGATCTAATAAACGGAACTATACTTACATCAATTACTCTATTTCCAAGATTATAATCAACAGTCTCAGGCACAACACTTGCTTGAATACCATCTCTTTGTTGTCTTACTGTAGAAGTAGTTGTAGTAATATCAAAAGTACCACCAGGAACGCCCTCTGTGGATCTTTGTGTTGTAGATCCAGACCAGTTTGTTTGCCAGTCATTCCATTGGGTTCCCCAAGCTTCAGCTAGATTGTTCCAGTTGTCTAAATTATTATCAAAATTCACGACCACGTCGGGGTTTGTTTGAGTATCGGTCCAGTTGTCTGCTGGAGGAGTTAATTCAATCTCTCCTATAAATGTAAATAACAGTTCCCCAACACAATTTCTTTGTTTTGTTGCAAAAGGATTAGAAGCAAATAACGAATGAGAATAAGGAAGTGTTACGAGTGAACCATCTGCAGGAACTGAAACAGAAGAAACAGTTGCACTAGCATTAGGTGAGGAAATTGAAGCATTGGCAGAAAAAGTACCCGTTGTTCCAGATACATAGAGAACAGTTCCCACAACATAATCAACGTTTGCCGTAACTGCACCTTGTGTAACAACTTCACCTCTTGAAAATGAACCAGTGTTTGACGTGAATACAATTTCTGCGTCTTTAGGTGCTCTTACAACATTAGTCGAGGAGGCTGAATTAAATTCAAAATCTATGTTATCAATTAGAAAGTATGGTCTTAATTCTCCTGCTTTAGGATCAACAGCAACTTTATAGTTTATATCTCTTGTATTACCAATCCCATGACCTCTAAAATTATCAACAAGTATACCGTTCTTAAATCTGTCTAAGCCAGTAATTGAATCTGGTATTAATAGATCGGCAGCACTCTTTTCAAGTAAATTTAAAGCTGTATAATACTCAAGAGTTTTTACTTTCTGACTGAGAGTTCCAATGTCTCTCATTGTGTAGCCACGATTATCAACTAATGTAGATGTAACTTGATAATCAAATCTTCCAGATGTTCTTGCGCTCTGAGCAGAAAGAGATGGATATGGTGGTATAAACAAATTTGCAATAACCATACCATCTGGAGGATCAGAAGGTCTCGTTGGAACGATAGCAGACACTCCACTCAAGACTTCAAAATTATTATCTTTATCAACATAAATTAAATCTCTTCTTGAGAGATAAAAATCTAGATCAGTTTGAAAATTTTCATCTGGTGCACCAACTCTTAAGCCTCCTGAAGGAACATCAAATGTACTAGATGTTGCAGGATTAACGCTTGCTGAACCAATTGAAGTTGCATCAGCAGAAGTGTTTGTAATTTTTGGTCTAATATCAATACAATTTCTTAAATCAAAAGACTCGCCTGTAGTTGTTGAAGTATAAACTGGAATGTTTTCTGTTCGGAACGTATCAGTAGTATCATCTACAGGATAAGAATTTACAGACAAGAAACCTCTACCAGTTGTTGTATCGTGGAAGAAGTAATCAAGTTTAACAAGAATTCTTGAAGAAGATGTTAACGATAAAGATGACGAAGGCTTAATTACAAGTTTACCGTGGTTATATAACGTATCTCTTTGGCCGTTATCTAAAGTAAAATCATCAGTTACGTTTGTGTTAGATTCCGAATAACTTGTTCCATGGTAAACTGCTACTATTCTATATACATCAGAAAAACCTAAGTTGTATTCTCCAGCCGTACCAGCAGTGCTGCAATCAATTTTAACATATCTATTTTGTCTTAAAGTTTTTTGAATCTCTTGACCATCTGTTCGTTGAACATCAGCTAATACTTTTGCATCAATAGTTGAAGTAAAGTTTTCACTCAATGCAACATCAATTGTAGTACTAGAAGATACGTTAGCTGTTCTTGTAGCACCTTGTGAACCAGACTCTGATAAATCAATATACTCACCAGAAGCAATTACTTTTACTAGTTGTATAACATTTTCAGTGCCAGCTGCGCCTGTAGTAAAGTTTAGAAGAGTATTGCTTATAACATTAGCAACAACCCTTGTGTTGCCACCAGTTGTTTGGAGTCTATCTCCAGCCTTTACTTGAGTTAAAAATTGTGTATTTGTACCAACAACTTGAACGTTGCTAAGAGCAACGTTTGCTGTACCAATTAAGTTTGCAGTAGTACCAGCTTGTGTGGTTACTAAAACTAAATTATCTCTTTTTTGATTTGTAGATAGCTGTCCAGCCCCAAACGGAAATGTTTCTCCTCCTGTTGCTGATGTTATAGTAAATGTTCCATTTGTTGCAATGGTTACGTCAAAGGTTTTCTTAAAAATAAAACTATTATCAATTGAACCACCAGTATCTCTTAGTGTTTTAATTGCTGATTGTGGAAACGCAAAGACGCCTTTATTAAAATTGGTATCTTGTAAAACAGCTGAATTAGAAGTTAAAACTATATCCGCTAAAGAGTCCGGACCTGAACCAGCGTTATAGTAAACCGACTTTACGTTTGCAAATGGAACGTTAGCAGTAAGATTTACATCATAAAGATAGAGTCTATATTCACCATCTGATAAACCAATATTACCAGATTCATATAAAACTGATTTTACTCTTGCAGTTCCAATTTGAGAACCAGGAGCAGCAGTAGATCCGTAGGTTTGATTCGTAACGGCATCACCTGCAGTGTCTCTTAGTGAAACAACAACACCATTATCAACATCCCAGGGACCAGCTAGTTCATTAACTATGGCATAATTACCATAATTAAACGTAACAGGTTGATCCTCTACTGAATTAACATCGATACCCTTTTCAACTGACAAGTATGTAGTAGAAAATTTTTCTACTCTATAACCTTTAACATATGCAATTCCAGGTTCAACTCCTACAGCAAGTAAACTTACATTTCCAGCTATGTTGCCAAAAAACAAAGGATTTGTATTAGCATAATACAAACCACCATTAGTATTAGTTCTAAGATGTTCTCTTACTCTAACATTAAATGGCTTAACTGTATAATCACCAGACTCTTCGTAAGTTCTTTCTGCTATGGAATCAAATAGTTCATCATATTGTGGTTTTTCAAACTTAGATAATATTTCTCCATTATCAACTTCAAACAATAAGAAAAAGTCATCTATGTCTTCTTCTGTTATATCTTTAGTTTCTAATACAGTTTCAATTTTATAGCGGTCGGCTCCAGATGCAAAATAATTTGAACTGCCAAGCGCTGGATCTAGTAATGATTCATCATCATCAGAATTAACAATACTCTCATTTAAAGTAATACCAACTTTTTTAGAAGGTGTCTGCGAATATCGTTCTAAAATTACTCTTTGTGTAGAATGCTTAATGAATACGCCGTTAGCAAATATAATTCCATCACCAAGGTTAAACGTTGATCCAAAGCCAGTTGGTGAGCTAGCAAGTGCTAAAACTGTAGTTACTAAAACATTAGATGTATTTCTTACTTGAATCTGTTCACCAGCAGTAAATGTTTTTACTGTATTATTAGCTGAAGTGTACTTAACAAAAAATGTCTTTGTGTTAGTGGTTGTCTGTAACCCAGCTGCAGTAACTAAAACATACGCTGTAACACCACTACTTACACCAGTTAATGTAAATCCCTCTTTGAAAACATCCATGTCAATTGTGTTGCCAGATGTATCAGTATCTTGAATTTTAACATAGTCAGTCTTAAGATCTATAGAAAACGGGCACTCTGAAACAATACTACCATTCTTAAAAATATGATTGCCAAATCGCTCAATTTGTACTTGAGCAAGAGTCTGTAGCTGAGTTAGTTCCCTTGCTTGAACAGCACGACCAGGTCTAAAAAGTATCCTGTGAAACTTTTTGTCTTCATTATAATCATCAAAGTATGGATTTGAAGAATAGATAGTTGTCATATGTTATAACTTTAATGTTGTTTTTAGGGTAACGGTTTGTTGATCACTGTAGCTTACTTCTGTTTTGTTATCTATAAAAAGTAAATCACCGCTAAACTTATTTATCGTAGGTTGTTTATTAACACTCACAACAGTGAAGTTAGAATTAGTAATTGGATCATATAAAACGTTACCAGCCCCAATGTTATAGTTGTTTAAATTTTTTAACAACACCTGTGTATTTGCTGTAACAGTATCAACAACCTCAAATTTTCTAAAACTAATATTCGCTACTTCTAAAATTGTATCTCTTTGAAGTGGTAAAGCTAAACTATTTGTTAATGTGTTTAGTGTGATAAGAACAGTTGGTGTACCAAGAGAATTAGCAAAGGCTTTTTCATTGTCGTATTGCTCTAAATTTTTAATAATTCCAACTTGTCTAAAATCATTAGTAGTTTGAACACCATGAATTCTTTCATTATTTATGGTGGAAAAAAACAAAATAGTGTTAGAAAAAAGTTCTCTTATAGCATCCTTGCCATGACCCCCTGGTGGGGAAATAATTGCTGAAACATTCGCATTGGATCCATTGCCAGTAATAACTACATTTGCAAAAGTATATCCAGAACCTGGATTGTTAATTGTTATACTTGAAATGGTATTTGAATTTGATAGTACAACGTTGCCAGCAAAACCAACGCCATCGCCTATCAACGATATGTTTGCAGAAGTGTAGTTAGCACCTGCGTTTACTACTCTAAAAGCAAACACACCACCATCAACAGCTGAAAGTTCAACAAATGCTTGATTTGTATCTAAGTCTCCAGTTGATAGTTCTGCTGAAATGTTTGCTCCGCTTCCAGTGCCTATTGCTTCTAAGTTTAAAAATGTATATCCATCGCCTCTAGAAACAATTATTACGTCCTCTAATTCCCCACTTTGATTAACAAAAGGCAACAGCTCTACGTTAGTTCCATCACCTATTGCTGAAATTGTTGTTTGTATATTTGAACTATAACTTATACCTGGATCATCTATGACTACCCTGTCTAAAACACCGTTTAATAAAACTGGTGTTAATTTGGCTGTAGTAGCAAAAGAAAGAACAGCTGTGGCATTTGTGGTTGGCTGGGCGGTGCCAGTAGTAGAAATTACTAATGTAGTATTTGCTATAACAGCAGGGGTGTATCCATTACCTGGATTATTAATTGTAAATCCAACCACTGAATTTGCATTATAAGAGAGCGAAACATTTGCTTGAGTAGTTGGTTGAGTGCCAGTTGATGTTACAATAGCTGTTGTATTAGCTCTTACGTTGCTAAAGTAACCACTACCTGGATTGGTAATAGTTATTTCTGTAAGATTTTTATAATAACTAACTCCTGTAGAAGCAGTATCAATAATTGAAATATTTGCAGTAGAGTAGTTATTACCAGGGTTTCTAATTAGCACATCTACAATAGAACCAGCACCATTGAATACAGGGGTTATTAGAGCTACTACGTTTCCTACATTGCTTTTGAAGGTTCCGTTAACTTGTAGAGTTACTTGTGAGTTTCCAGAATAACCCGATCCTCTGTCTTTGATAACAATTCTATCAACCTCACCGTTTGAATAATAGGAATTAAGCACTGCTCTTTGAACAGGCATAAACGTTTCAGTAAAAAATTTATTTCTTGAAGAGAGTGGAATAGTATAAAGATATTTCCAAATATATCCATCTGCTGTTGTAATAATTGTTAAATCTGTGCCAGAAGGTTCAACTGTAGATGCTGCTCCATTGTTATTATCAAGACACTTATACACATTAAACAATGAATTGAGTACATAAAATCTAGCTGATCTTAGATTAGTAGCACCAGAAGCAGCTGGCGTAGAAGCACTGTAGTCACCATCAAAACGATCGTAAACTGTACCGGTAGTCCAATTTATTCTAGGCACTACAAACGACACGTCAGCGATTGTAATCTTTTTTACAGCTAGAATTTTATTTCTAGTCTCATATTCATAGCTTTGAGTGTCTTGTGGTGTGTCGGGATTATTTGGATCTGCCCAAGGAAGTATCTTACCTATAAAATAGTAATAATTTCCACGTCTAGAAAAAATATCATTAAAAATTGACTCAATGGTGGTTACACGAACACCATCTTTAAACAATGATGGCATCTTAACCTACAGTCACATTCCACGTAATAACAACAATGTCACTATTTGCCTTGTTCACAACGTCAAATCTGGTTCTACACAACATTGTTCCAGCTGAAGCATTATTGAAAATTCCAGCTTCTGTGAGAGATCCTGTTCCTACACCTGCGCCAAACGTTGTTACATAAGTAATTGTATTAGCTGTCAAGGTTGTAGAGTCTAATGCAATTCTAGTAATTTCACTACCTAAAGCTACGTCTGAAGCAGTTGGACTAGTATTGCCTGATCCTACAGCCATGTGACTCATAATTACGTTTGCATTAGAAGTCATTCTATTAGCAATATAATTTTTACCAGACGAAACAACAAGGTTTTTCACACTCCTTGTTTCTCTAACGTTGTGGTTTTCATCCAAAACCACAATGTCTAAATTGCCTTTAATTGTAATTGATTCCGTTATCATTTGAATTCCTTTTTAAAAACGACAATGTTATTTATGGTTAGACTGTACGGCTACCAAGTTCTGTAAGAACATAAAATGGTTCAGAAGATAGTATATAATCTTCACCAAAATAATCTTGAACAAAAACGCCAAGTTCAAATAATGTATTTGCTGTAGTTATACTTTCTGGGTTTTGTAAAATTTGTTTTTCACTGTTTTGAGTAATTTCAACTAATTCTTCTCTTATTGCTTCAAAGCTTGATAGCGGCTCATCACTAATGGCTGTTGTATCATCAAAAGACGTAGATTTTTGTAGGCTAAATACGTCGGTTGCAGCTGCTGCATCTGATGCACCACTATTTAAATTAATTGTTTGATCATCTGTAAATACTACACCAGATTGTTCAACGTAATCCCCTTCATCGGTATAGTTTTCTAAGAAATAATCTTTTGCTCTATTTTCTTCAAATGTTCTAAAAACTAACAATCCAGCAATAACACTGTCACTGGTAGACACTGTATCATCAAATTCTTTTTCCGTTTGTATAGAGTTGTTATCTGTAGCAAATGAAGTGTCATTTGAATCAGTTACATCTTTTGACAATGTAATAAATTCATCGGAATCAAATAACGCTATACTATCTTTAGCTGTGTATTTTTCGTAAGCTGTAGAATCGGAATACGTTAAAGAATCATGTACACCTAGAAGTATTTTTCTAGTAATGTCTAACTCTAAACCAGCTGAAAGATTAACATCTTGTTGTAGTAGTCTATTATTAAATAATGCCTGACCAGCAGGATTTATCAATTTTTTAACAACATCAACAAACAGTAATATATCTATTTCGGTATTAGTTTGATAAGCAAAAGGTTGATATAGCTGACCATCTTGCAGTCTTACAACAAATTCAGAAATAAAGCTTTGGTCGTTAAAATATGATCCAGGATACGCGGCAAGCGCACCAAGCGTAAAAACTATAACTGCTAAATTAACTGGAGTATCGCCACTACCTTCAGTATCAGCAATTGGATTGAAAGAATCATTATTGAAAGTAGCTGATATTTCAGTAACAGTAAAGAAAGGATCGTCTGTATAATCGGTATCAAAATATCTATTAGGACTTAGTGGATCGCTTTTTAAAATTTGGCCACTACTACCAAACCCAGAAACTTTAGAAGTAAAGAAGTTCTCACGAGAAGTTATATTGCTATCTTTATCTAAGACAACAGTTAAAGTGTTTGTTCCACCAACTCCAGCATAACCATATCCATAACTAATAATTTTAGCTTTCACTATACCACCAACAGAAGATACTTCTGTTACTTTTATTAAAGTATCAATTCCACCAGCTGTAATATTAAAAATTTGACCAACTTTAAATCCAGTACCTGCTTGACTAATTCTCAGTGTTGTTGTAGTTGGAGATATAGTTCCAGAAAATATTAATGTAGAGCCCTCATAAACTTCTATTGTATCTCCAACTGTATAACTGGAAGATAAAAAATTTGCATCTAAAAATAATTCTGTTAGAGTTGATGTAAGGTTTTTAGTTCTTAAAACTGGGGTTGTAAATATTACACCACTTGCTGTGTGTCTAATAGATCTATTGACTAAGTCATTCCTATTACCAGTAACAGTTTCAACTCTAATAGAAAAATTTTGTTGCCAATTTCCTCCAGATGCTCTTAATACATTTTCATATGGAATTTTAATTTCAACATCAGTATTGTAAAGAATTCTGAACAATAATTTAAATGATAGCTCACTACCTTTTGATTCATATAAATCACTAATTTTTTTAATTAAAAATCTGTCGTTTACTAAATTATCTTTTGGTATACTTTTTGCATAAGTGTTTAAAAAATATTCTACGAAAGCATTTGTAGTGCTATCAATGTCGTTATAGCTTCTAGCATTTTGAATAAGTTCAGAAGCACTTTGGTCTTGTTCTAGGAACCTATAATATGCTTCAATAAAAGCAACGAACGTAGGAAAGTCGCTCTGAACAAATTCAGGCAACTGACTGCTAACTAAAGCAGATACTTTTTCTTTTATTCTACTTGTGGTCATCGCTCAACTATTGGTGTTACATTGACAGTTAGTCCTGCCTCTGTACCAATTGCTACATTCAAAACGCTGTCATCAATTACTAATATTTGATTTCTAAACACTTCAATGTTTTGACTTATTTCTTGAATTGATGCAATTAGTCTAAAATTTGTAATACCTGCTGGAAAAGAAACTGGTATAAATTCATTTATTGATACTTGACCAGATCCGTAGTTAACGCTTCCAAAATTACTTTGTACAACGGATCCGTCAGAATCTTTAAACAAACTAAGTGTGCCAGTTCCTTCTGGATCTGGCGGCATTGTATCTGGAATATCTGAAGCACTTACAAGTATCGTTTCACCAGCAATTGACGCAAAAAATTTACTTGTAGAAAGAGTACCTGGTGCTATTTTGTTTTGAAATTGTATAACATTTTCATCTATAAAAGAATTAGCCTGATCAAAGGTAAGTAAAAATCTCTTTTGGAGTTTAATT